ATTCTGCTTGCAAAGCAGACGCTCTACCAACTGAGCTAAACCCCCGATGTTAAAAAAATTATACGAAAATTAGAGCCTTTTTATGCCATGCTCAGGGCTTAACAGGTGTTGTTGCTACACCAAAGGAGTTATGCTTGTTTAGCGTCCTAAAGTCGCATCCTATGAAACGCAATTCACGAGTATCGCAGCACCTTTGCAACAGTGTAATGAGAGAATTCACTCACATTTCTTCTTGTAAGGATGTATGTCTTGGTTGAATTGTATACATACGAATTACCTCTTCTTCACATCTAGTTCCACTTCTTACATGATGGCTACTTCTAAGCCTACATACCTGTTAAATGTTTATTGTTTGTGGAATTGAACCGCCTCACACACCTTCAAATGCGTTTTACATTACACACTTGAACACGATCAGCGTTCGGTGTATTGTCATAGTCTGGGTAGACAGCATCAAACCAAAGATGCTTTACAATAAAATGAATAATACAGAAGGAATCGAACCTTCACCTCGGCATGTTTGCCTATCCTATCGGACAAGAAACCCTTTGCTTGGGGCGTGCTACCATTACACTATGTATTAAAATTGGTGCGGCCGTGTGGTTTCGATCCACTCCCTGTTAAGGATAAGATTTACAGTCTTACTGCTGGAGCCACCAGCTTTCCGTCCGCTTTAAAATTGTGCGCCAGAGTTGGATTCGAACCAACACCCCGTTATCGTTAGAAAGGACTTGCTACCATTACACTATCCGAACGCATTGAAAATTTGTCGGCGATTACAACATAATCTTTAAAACTCATGAAGTAGAGTTACCGTTCGAACATACAAAGTAGTTCTTCAAGTTGATTGGATTAGCCAATCTGCTGCGGACTTGATAACCGCATTTTTAATCTATTGTCAACGCAACATCTTTGTGTTCCATGCCGTTCAACCACGGTCGTTTTGAGTTTCTCGCACTCATTCAGCTTTTCGTTATTGCAAGGTAGTTATTCCCTACAGAATAATTATACAATAAAAACCCGCACTTGTAAAGTAAAAAATGCAAATAAATGCATTTATTTGCATTAAATTGTAGTTCATATTGTGAAAAATGACTTAAAATTGCAGCAGCACCACCAGCAAATTTGATGCTATCAGAGCATAGGAGAACATTTAATGTTCTCGCTGCAGTAGCTTGTTAAAGTGGCCCCTACTGTTGGTAACGATCCAACCTTTCAAAATTTTCAATTTTGCGCTAATCCGTCTCAGCTAAGTAGGGAAAAATGGCACGTTGTGTAGGAATCGAACCCACGTTTATTGGTTTGGAATCAATAGTCTTACCATTAGACGAACAACGCATTTGGTGGGGCGACAGGAATTGAACCTGAAAATTTGGTAGGCCCGCTCGGACTCGAACCGAGGATCCTTCGATTATGAGTCGAACGCTAGACCAATTAGCTACACCCCCTTTAAGCTAT